ATCACCTGAGACATTGCCAGTTACATTGCCTGACACGTTACCCGTGACATTGCCCGTAACTGCACCAGCAATTGGGCCTACGAAGTTAGTAGCTGTTACTGTTGTACCTGTTATAGTACTTGGAGAGGCAGCACCAATCTGTGTAGCGTCAATGTTACCACCATTAATGTCCACACTAGCCAGTGTAGATAAGCCTGTGACACCTAAGGTGCCAGCAATGGTAGCATTCTCATGCACAGCAATAGTATCAATGTAGCCGATACCATCAATGTATAAGTCTTTGAACTCAGCACCAGAAGCACCCAAGTCAACGTCACTGTCAGTGACAGGAACAAATGCCCCATCTTGGATGCGTAACTGCTCTACTGTTCCTGTACTTACTTGTACAAAGAAACCAATACGATTGTTAGCAGTATCAATGACTACTTTGTTTAACGCATCCACATCTGCAATGAGAGGTATGTATGCACCTTCAGTGCTTGATCCGTCATGTTTATGTCCAGTAGCAAAAGCAAAGACATCCCTGATTGCATTGTATTCTGCATTCACTGGTGCCGCTTTTATTACTGCGTTTGCAATTATGTCTGCAGTTGATTGTCTAGTATAGCCAGCCATTTTATCTTAAATCTCCAGTGCCGTAGGTTAACACTAAACCCTGTATGCTATGACTAGCATCAGTGCCATTAGTTACGTATTTAAAAGATACAGACTTACCAGATCCTGAGATGTTAGTAGTCTGTATTGGGGAGGGGTTACCACTAAATATAGCAGTGCTATCATACGTAGCTTCATTGAAGTAAGCTGCAGCACCTTTTGTAGTCATTGTATAGTTAGCAGGATTCATTACATTAATATCTTCATAGTCGTACACTACAGATAGAATGAGTTCATTGTCTCCCTCTGACCTAAGATATGTGCTTACCTTGTGCATAATCTTACGTTGCTCAGGGTTATCCATATACAAGTAGGGTGTCTGGTATAGGCTGAATATGTCTACGCCATTAAAAGAATTACCAATCTCTTGCCTATGTACTTTACCATCTGACGTACCATGTATTACAAATTCATACTGACCTAGATACCCACTAGAAGCACACGTAGCTTCAATGCCCAATATTTGACCGAACTCAAATGCAAAGCCTTCTTGCTGCGCCCGTATGCCACCGATTATTCCCTGTGATTCTGCTGCTGAAAAGAAGATCCTAAACTGAGACTTCTTACGTATAACAACAGAGGATAGTCCATTTAGGTCTATGTTAAATACTATGTCTGTAAATAAAGATTGTATGTTCTTTGATATAGTTTCTAACTCTACATCTCCAATACGATTAGTACCAGATATAGGACGCATACCATCTTGGCTTAGGAACAGTAAGTCCCCTCCAATCTCAATGATGCTGTCACTAGCAAGACAACCTAAGTCATGTGTAACACCTGATAGTACAAAGTCGGAAGTGCTAGTACCCTTTAAAGATTTGATTGCGTTAGTACCGAATATGTACAACACATCTCTGAATGGTTTAATAGCTACTATGTCAAAGCCTACACTAATTACACCAGCACCATTACTTGTGGCAAAGTCAGTCTCTGCTAAAGGTGCGCTAAAGAATAGCTTTGTAGGGTGTGCAGGATCACCTGCAAGGAACATATGGTTAGCGTAGTCTACTGCAAACTTTGGATCTGTAGGTGCAGCAGAGTGTGTTATCTGTGTATAGGTAGTACCATCATAAGTAGCGGCAGGGTTAATACCATCTGTAAGAATAGTCTTTGGAGTAGCAAAGTTAAAGTTACTAAACCTTACTTTACTTACACCTGTCATTGTAGGTGAACCACCACAGGTAACAGCAACCCATGCAGACGTTGAATTGTTCCATCTGTGTAAGTAGTTATTACCCGAACTAGGAGTACGACAAGCTAGGATACCATCATTGATACCATGTGCTACGTTAACACCTAGAGTGGCACCAGTACCTGTAACTGTACCATATGAATTTGCGAAGCCACTTATACGCCTATAGCCGCCTGTTACAGCAGCTTCATAATTAACCATTTGTATTGCACTACCAGGAGATTGTTCTCCCTGTGCTAGTACATCTCGACTTGTATCTAAGCCGCCTCTGCACATTACTTTGTTTACTGATAGTTGGTCTGCCATGTAGCTATGCCCCTGCAGCAGTACGTGTTCTAGTTCTCACAATGTAGGCTGATCGCATATTTAACTTGTCATCCATCAGTACGTTACGCATTGCCTTGATACCATCTTCAAAGGTCTTCTCATGCATAGCAGCACTTTGTACGTTAGAACGGAACTGCATCATGTACATCATGGCTCCGTCTATAACTACGTGGCTAAATCTATCGGGTATAATACTTACATCATCGTATAAGTTAAGAGCAGCAGGTACTTTCCAATAGGTGTACTCTACTTCATATGCTGCGTTAGGAGATGGTGTTACGCCAAAGGCACTGCCGTATGTTTGAAACACCTGAGTTGGAATACCTAAGCCTGTAGCAGGGGCAGTATCATCAGATGCCCTACGAGTCATAGTGTACTCTTCATATGAGATAGCATTTAATACTCTTGGAGTATTGTTAGCAGATGCTAGTTTCTTTATATAGAATGTTCCCCAATCAGCACTTGAGTAGTCTGAGGGGAAAGAGAATGTGGTTACGCCTTGTGTAAGCGTTTGTGTGTATGTTGTTTTAATGAAAGGCCACTCTTGACCATCTTGTAGTATGCGTCTGATACTACTGTTGATAGCATCTTTAGCAAGAGCTTGGACATTTCTAAGAGTATCAAATCCATCACCAGCCGCGTCAATCTGTACTTCATTGAGCCGTCTGAGAACTTCATTTGCAAGTGAGACATAAGTTGCCATTATTTTTACTCTTTACATAATAAAAGAAAGGGGGCAGATTGCCCACCCCCTCCGAGATAACGCTTAGGCCACGTTATACTTTGCGGTAATAATAGCTTCTGGACGAAGAATCTTACGACCATAAAGATGCATACCACGTACAATGTCAGCAAAGCTGTCAGGATCACGATAAGTCTCAGTCTTGTTGATCTGCTGTGCAGTAGCAACACTTGAGTCATGACCTGCAACAATAACACCATAGTTGGTATTTTGGTTAGCTGAACCTGCAGTTGCAGAACCAGTACCTACAGAAGGAAGATTGTTAGAAACATATACACGGAAACCATGCAAGTTGTCCAACATCAAGCCATTACGTAGACCACCAGACTGACCCCAATCCATGTTCAATAGACGAGAATCTTCATCAGCTAGGATTTCTTGGAACACAGAATCCACAACCAACCAACGACCTTGCTTGTCTACATTGTTCTGATCCATCAAACGTGCCATACGTGCAATAACTTGCAACGGAGTTGCCGTAGCAGTTGCAGCAGCAGTAGCACCAGCCATACGAGCAGCTAGAGGGATAGAATGGTCAGCAGCACTAGTAGTAGTGATGTTGGTAAACGAAACTTTCTTGAGCTTGTTAGCTGCAAGTAGTTCATCAGTTCCAGCAGCAGCATCGGCAATAGTACCAGACACTACGTTGTTAACTGTAGCAGCATTGGCATGGAGAGCAGCTTGCTTATAACCAGATAAGTAACCCAAGATTTCTTGGTCATACTGGTCAGCTAAACGATAGGCTGCACGATTACTAGCCATAGTCAGCCAGTTAACATGAGTCTGTTGCTCTTCAATGTCATCCAATTTAAATGCAAAGTAGTTAGACTTGTCTACAGTTAAAGTGAAATCAACGTCAGTTAAATCCTGAGTTGCGATAGCCGTACCACGGGTGTAGGCTAGGACAGAAATCTCAGGCTCTTTGATAATACGAACAGAGTCGCCAGCGTTAGCAATCTCACCGAAGTAATCACTGTTAGTGATAGCCTCACAGACTGCAGACTTACGAAATTCCATTTGTACTTGTTTGCTATAAATTACAGGTGAGAAATTACCTGAGTTTAAGTTGGTATAACCACTCGCTTTTGCAAAAGCCATGATATACACTCCTATGTAAATTGTAATGGAGCTATGACAATATCATAGAGGCTGTCGTTAAAGGGTGCAGGATACGTAAGTTGATCGACTTAGTGTACCACTGGGCCTTATCTGAGCAGGTTTGTCTATTTACTATTGTGATTGCTTATATGTTGTACACGAATTTGCAGAACATATTTTGTTACTTGGTGTAGGGTAGCCGAATGGAGCCTACTCTTGTGTAACGTGTTAGTGTAACCAGAGGATCAGTCCAGTTACACTAGGGTTTAAGATACAGTTATACTGATTTTTAGTTAAATGTCAAGCTTTATTTAACTTTTATTTAATATTAACGTGCCTTACCTGATACGTCATAT